TTGACCTAGCTCAACATTAGCAATATGGTCTAGGCGGTAGCTTTCTTGGTTGGTATATGTGAACTTCTTATATAAGTTTAGGTAATCTAACTGTGTAACACCAGCAATATCAAAGTAGATCTTCTCCTGACCTTTGATAAAGTGCTTCTCTTCAGACACTAGCTTCCAAGGAGATAGGGACTTCATAGTCTTGTCGCCTAGGATACGAGAGACGCGGTTACAGATGTATGGAATATCATAATATTCTAGGT